ATTAACAAGCTTAGAGATATACTTGCAAGCAATGTGGGAGGAGGAACTATGGAGCTAGTGTGGGGTCCAGAGCTTTCCTACACTGAGTCAAACAGTCAAGTTTACAAGTTCTTAGGTTCCGAGAAGTACAATTCAGTACTAAACAGTATTTATGCTGGTCTTGGCGTTCCTCCAACTCTAACCGGAATGGCTGGAAACGGAGGAGGCTTTACCAACAACTTCATATCTTTAAAGACAATGGTAGAGAGGTTACAGTACGGCAGAGATAACCTAACTAAATTTTGGGAGCAAGAGTGCGAGATCGTAAGAAAGGCTATGGGATTCAGGAAATCTCCTCATATCGTTTACGACCAAATGAGTTTATCAGACGAAGCTAGCGAAAAGAATCTACTCATACAACTTGCAGATAGAGATATAATATCTCACGAAACTGTGCTGGAAAGATTTAAAGAAATTCCAGGTGTTGAAAAAATGAGACTAAAAAGAGAGGACAAGGCTAGAGATAAAGAAAACCTCCCAGAAAAAGCCAGCCCTTTCCATAATCCTAACCATAGTCAAGATCTTGAAAAAATAGACAAACAGGGCGAGATAAACGAAAAGATCGCAGAGAAAAAAGATTCAAATAAGCCCGTCAATCCAAACGGAAGACCCCCAGCAAAACTAGACGAGGGGCCAAGAAAGAAAAGGGTAGACACACCTAAATCAAAACCCGGTGTTGCTGAGTTTTTAGTCTGGACAGAAAATTCTTACGACAAGATCTCATCCATCGCTAACAAAGGATACCTAGCGGTTAAAAATAAATCAACAATGAGAGAGCTTACAAGAGTAGAGGCAGCAGAGCTAGAGTCTTTAAAGCTAGATGTTTTGTCTAACGTTGAACCCATGAGCGATTTTGAAGAAAAAGACATTGCCAAGATCATAGGCTCTACTAAAAAGATGCCAAAAGCTCTTTCAGAAAAGTTAAAAAAAGAAAAAATAAACATAGTAGACATGAACATGGTAGCTTATAAAAGACATGCTGTTTCCTCGTATATAGAGCATTTTCTACCCAGTTAGAATTGGTTTTATTAAAAATAAATAAAATTCGTGTATAATTCATAGAGGCAAAAATGAAAAAAAACATAAAAGTATTCCAGAGCGAAATAAATGACGGCATTGGCGAACTCGTAACGAGTACGGCTAGCGTTGCGTACTGCTCTGAGGCTGTGAAGTGCAAAGCTTTTAATATCCCAGAAAAAAATTGGGCTAACGAAATATATGACTTCAAGAAAACAAAAGCTGAGAACAAAGACCAACTAGATCTCTATTACCTAGAGTCTGTTTTGGTTTCTTGCGGTTGGAACAAAAACGATGACGTGTTTATGCCACAGCCGACTTGGGCAGCGCGAAACACGCCAGAAGACAAACAATTCAACTTTATGCACGATGAGAATGACATTATCGGACATATCACTGGTAGCTATGTTTTAACTAAAGACGGCAAGGCGGTAGCAGACAATGACCCCATGCCAGAAGATTTTGATATAATTACACAAGGTGTCTTATACAATAGCTGGACGAATGAAGAAAACAGAGAAAGAATGACAAAAATTCTTTCTGAAATAGAAGAAGGCAAGTGGTACGTTTCTATGGAATGTCTATTTGCTGGATTTGACTATGCGCTATCAAATGAAGACGGCAACAAGAAAATACTAGCAAGAGACGAAGAGTCTGCCTTCTTAACAAAACATCTAAGATCTTACGGTGGGACCGGAGAATACGAGGGATATAAAATTGGCAGAGCGCTAAGAAATATCTCTTTCTCAGGCAAAGGTCTAGTCTCAAAACCCGCTAACCCAAGAAGTGTTATTTTAAAAAGCGTAGCTTTTACTTTAGATGACGAAACTAATTTCGACGTAGGAGAATTTAATATGTCAGATAACTTACTTGAAAAGCAGTTGGCGGAAGTTCGCGAAGAACTTGCTACTGCTAAATCTGAGAACGAGGCGATTAAAGCTCAAATCGAAGAAGCAAAAGACAAAGAGTTTGCTTCCAAGGTAGAGGCTTTTGAGTCAACCGTAGAAGAAAAAGACGGAAGTATTGCAGAACTTGAAGAAAGCATCAAAAGCTCTCAAGCTCGCGTTGCTGAACTAGAGGACGCATTGGCAAAATCTCAAGAAGACCTCACTGTCGCCATGAAAGACATGGACGCAATGAAGAAAAAAGAGAAAATGGAAAAACGCAAGGCAGGTCTCGTAGAGGCTGGCCTAACCGAAGAAGAGGTTGTTGAATCTCTCGCTAACTTCGATTCTCTTGAAGACGCAGCTTTTGAGGCTGTTGTCGCCTTGATGAAAAAGAAAGACGAGAAAAAGAAAGAAGCAGAAGCTGCTTTACCCCCAGCTCTTAAAGAAGCCATTGAAAAGAAGAAGAACAAAGAAGGTAAAGACAAAGAAGCAGACGCAAAACCTAAAGCGGGTGAAGCGGAAGCAGAAGTCACTCCAGAACTTCTAGAAGAAGTTCAAACAACGGAGGCAACACTTGTTGTCCCCGAAGCAGAAGAAGTTAACACAACGAGAGCTAGCATCGAAAACTGGCTTGAAAACAACGTCCTTACTAAAGTTAAATAAACAGGAGATTAACTATGGCTCTTAAAGCAGATAGATATGAAGAATCAACTGACATCAGTCATTTCTACAATGAAGGTGTTGCAACTCGCGGAGGTTTGGTTGTCTTGGATGCGGCTCTTGCATCTGGAGCGGCTATGGATCAAGGTGTAAACCTTGTTAAATACGCTCAAGCGACAAACGCCGATGTTCCCGTTGGAGTTCTTCTCAACGATGTGGTCAACAAAGACCTCACAAGAACGCACCTTAATCAATACAAAGATGAGGTCCAGAAAGGTGGAAAAGTCACCGTTCTTACTCGCGGTTGGGTTGTTACTAACAACATTACTGGTAATCCTAGTCCCGGTGACGTAGCTTACCTAGACGAAACGACTGCTGGAAACGTTGTAAACGGAACCGACCTTGGCGCTACATCTGGAGCGATGGCTGTTGGTCGATTCATGACTAACCAAGATTCAGATGGCTATGCCAAACTTTACGTAAACCTTCCTAACCTCGGTTAATAAATAAACAGGAGATAAGATATGACTCATAAAGAAAGACCAAGCGAAGAATTTCTAAACGTTCTTCGCCAATCAGGGGACGGAAACTTGGAGGTTGCGCAGGCAGCTCAAAGAGAATTCGCCGTAGCCTTGGAGACACCACTTCGCAAAGGCGTTTTGGTTGGTAACATTCTCGGCAACATTTTCGAGAAAATTAGTGTAGAGCCGGGTGGAAGCACTGAGTATCCACTGGATCTCATCAGTCCCGGACTTGAAGGTGAGCATGTTGCTTACACCAATCCCGGTCACGGTCGTATTCCTGAGCGCGCGGTTGAGAGCGACTACGTTACGATTCCAACCTACAGCATCACAAGCTCGATTGACTTCTTGCTTAGATATGCTCGCGAAGCACGTTGGGATATTGCGGGTCGCGCCATGCAGGTCATGGAAGCTGGCTTTACTAAAAAGATGAACGATGACGGATGGCACACATTGCTTGCTGCTGGCGTTGATCGCAACATCTTGGTTTATGATGGTGACGCAACCGCTGGTATGTTCTCTAAGAGAATCGTCAGCTTGATGCAAACCGTTATGCGCCGTAACTCCGGTGGAAACACAGCTTCGGCAAACAGAGGTCGCTTGTCGGACCTTTACGTTTCACCAGAAGCACTTGAAGATGTACGCAACTGGGGATTGGATCAGATTCCAGATTCCGTAAGAGCCAACATCTACAACGCAACGGGCGAAGGTCCAGTCACCAACATCTTTGGTGTAAACCTTCACGATCTTGATGAGCTTGGCGAAGGTCAAGACTATCAGAACTTCTACACCAACGCTCTTGGTGGAGCCGTCCAAGCAAGTGACCTTGAGCTTGTTATTGGTTTGGATCAAGGTCCAAGCGATAGCTTTATCATGCCAATGAAGCAAGATATCTCTATCCACGAAGACCCAACCATGCACCGTCAACAGAGAGCTGGCTGGTACGGCTTTGCTGAACTTGGCTTTGGTGTTCTTGATAACCGTAGGATTATCTTGGGTAGCTTCTAATTTATATTAGATTGTATATTATTCGAGAAAGGCGGCTCAATTGAGTCGCCTTTCTTTTTATACCTTCTGTCTATAAATGTGTATAATACTACATACATGTATAATCTAGGATTTATTCAAGGAGTCTAAAATGGCTAATATGTCAGATTATCTAGAATCTGGACTGCTACATCATGTTTTCCGTGGTGCAAGCTTTGTAAAACCCACAGGTATGGCTATAGCCTTAACCAGTGGTGTTCCCGTGGAATCTGGGAACGCTTTCAATTTACTAGGAAGACCAGACGGAACCAACAAGGGGTTTCTTCCAGAAATACCTAGTGGAGATCCGTCTTTAGGTGATACAGGATACGCCAGAGTAAACTTAAATCCACCAGAAACTCATGGTAACGCAACCTGGAAATTCGCTACAGATGAAGAGTTTGCCGTAGGTAGCGGGTTTATAAAAAACTGTAATACAATATACTTCGGAACTGCCCTCACAGAATGGGGATGGGTTTCTGGGATAGCGCTATGTGACGACGATCAGTGGGGTTCTGGCGCGCTAATAATGCAATCCGCTTTAGATAACCCTAGATACGTATACAAAGGAGACTCACTAAAGTTTGATGCGGGTCAGCTAAGAATTCAATTTAAATAAGGTTAAAAATGACATCTCTTTCCAGATCAGAGTTTAGTAGCTTTATAGAGACAACTCTTCCAGACAATTCCAGCAGAGAGATTTCTGCGTCTGACTTGAGATCTAGCTTTTTAAACCTAGCGGATTCTCTAACTTTATTCAACAATGACGTTCAAATAGTTTCTTTAAACGTGGGGACTATAGACACAAGGAGCGTTTACGTTGGAGACGAGTCTCTTATTAGAAAAAATTCTAATGGATTTGTATCCGAAGATAACACGGCGATAGGTCACGCATCCCTACAGTTTAGCTACACCGCTTCTAGAAACACGGGTCTTGGCTCATACGCCATTTCCTGCAACTCTATGGGTAGCGATAATGTTGGAGTGGGTGTAAATTCTGTTGGGGGTACAACGACTGGATCTGGAAATATTGGTGTAGGTAACTACACGTTAATGTCCAACAAGACCGGCAACTTTAATATTGCTGTTGGTCACGGAGCTGGGTATCTTTCAGAAACAGATGACGAGTTTAAGTTTTATCTAGGTGTTTATCCAGACGCTAGCGGAGACTGCGACACTTCTCATGCTGGCTTAAACAAATCTCCTCTTTTATATGGAGATTTAAAAACATTACAACTGGCTATTGGCGCTTCTGGATTTAGAGGATCTGAAAAACTTGCTGTTTCTGGCGACATTATACCTTATGAATCTGGCGTTAATTTTAGTTTAGGTTCTGGGGAATACAGGTGGAACGCTCATGTAGAAGACCTTTACATTAGTGGAAGTGTTATATCTCAAACTCCCTTGCATCAGTTATACATTTCTGACGGAGAGTCTGCTGCTGACCTTATAGCTAGCACCGAGACTGTTACGGTTAGCGGCATTAGCGGTATTAAAACAGACTACGATCCATCTTCTAATCTAATGAGGGTTTCGGCTCACCCAGTGTCAGGATGGGCAAAAAACACTATAGAGCATTATGCTAACGTTAGCGGGGTTGCTGTTAGTGGTTGGAGCAAGGCTTACACAGATGCTGTCGCTGCTGCCGCCGGTTCGTTTACTAAGTGGATAGTAGCAGACCAAGAAGGTAACACAGAAGATATAACTAACAATACCACTGTTCTGTTTAGCGGCATAAGTGGAATAGCTTCTGAATATGACCAATCTTCAAACATAATGAAGATTTCTGCACATCCTGTTTCCGGTTGGACAAAAAATACAATAGAAAACTACGCTAACTCAAGCGGAGTTGCTGTTAGTGGCTGGAGTCAATCATACACCGACTCTCAAATTGTAGACGTTAGTGGTTTTTCTTTGTTTAAAATGATAGAGAAAGACGCAATTCTTAATGGAAGCATGATAACAAGAGACTCTGCTGTTAGCGGTTGGGCCGACTCTACGATTTTACATTATGCAAACATAAGTGGAGTTTCACTAAGCGGTTGGACGAACAGTGTCAGCGGTTATTTCGAGGACAACTTTGCAAAGAGCATTGCCGGTGGAACCTATACAAAATGGGTTATGACCGATGGCGACAACAGTAAGGATATTCAAAATCTTCAAACAGTTGAATTTAGTGGCGTTTCTGGAATAAGCACTAACTTTAGGCTAGATAATTCTCGATTAGAAATCTCAGCGCAACCTTTATCTGGCTGGGCTGATTATAACCTTACTTCTATATCTGGAACAAACGGCTTAATAGACACAAAAATAGCAACAGCAGAAGGGTCTATAAGGTCTGACGTTGATGACCAAATAGCTGTGATTCACAGCCAAGAGGGACTTAGTGGTACATTATATTTTACTACCACCAACGCTAGCGGCAATCTGCAAGGACAAATAATAGACAACGATCTAAGAGCCAGTGGCTTTATAGAGAGCCTAAGTGGGCTGATGGACTACGACTTTTATAACGAGCTAGGCATTAACCACAGAGTTAGTGGTTGGAACAAGACGTATACAGACAACCAAATACAACAGTTAACACTAGACGTAGCAGAAGACAACTACGGTCACTGGAAAATTTCAGACGGTGTAAACTCTAAAGTTATAGACGCTAGATCTTCTGTTAATATCTTTGGTGATAATGGCCTAGAAACAACAGCTACTGGCTCAGACTCACCCTACTCTTTGACTGTTGACGCTGCCCCAATATCAGGATACTTAGAAGGGCTATCCGCTTCCATAACCGGAACTCAAGGATGTTTTGAAACTAAAATTCAAGCTGTTAGCGGTTGGGCTGATTATAACCAGAACTACATATCAGGAGTAAACGGCCTTGCTAGCGGCGCTATAACAACAGAAAAGATTGCTTTAAGCGGGTGGACTAGCTATAAACTTAATGCTATCTCTGGAGTTGACGGAACTGTAGACCAAGCCATAGATTCCGCTAGTGGTTGGAACAAGTTCTACACAGACCAAGAGATTACAGCCCTAACCTTAGCTAGCGATTCATACGTTGCTTGGACAATTAGCGACGGGACGACTACTAAAAATATATCTTCATTACAAGAAACACAATTCCTAGGCGTTTCTGGTATAGACACTTTCACCAAGACAGGTGGATCGAGCGGTATTTATATATCAGCGAAACCTCTTTCTGGTGTTTTAAGGTCTATAATAACAAATACAGGTCAAGCAGCGATCAGCGAAGCTTACTCTACGGCTATTTCATACGCAAATAATCAAGATTTAATTTCGTCTGGTTGGGCGCAGTCTACTTTTACGTCAAACGACTCTAGGGCTAGCGGTCTGATTTCTGTAAATGACGCTAGAACAAGCGGACTCATTGCAGTAAACGACGCTAGAGCTAGCGGATTAATTTCACTAACTAGCGGTAACTTGACATCGTTGCTATCAATCTCCGCTGGTAGCGGACTAGTTAAAACCGGACAAGAGTTTAACACTTCTGGCAGTGGTAATTTTGAAAGAGTTATACTAAACAAAAACGGAACGCATCCTAGCGGACAGGTGGTTGCTGACAGTGGTTCTTATCACGATATAGTTAACAGTAGCGGTTTCTTGACAGTCCCTGTTTACAGTGAATTTGAAGATATTAAAACGGAAATAGATCCAATTTCTAACAGCGGCGCAATCGCTTTCGCTGGAGGTCAAGTAAGAGTCTCTAACGGACTTCGTTGGCACAAACCCCCTGTCATAGAAGGCTTCATGCAAGACGATTTACTAGCCCCCACAGACTACTTAAACCCTACTAGCGGCAGAATAGTAACAAGAAACGAAAACTTCCTCGCCTCCGACGTATACTATGTTACAAATAGAGATCACACGTTCGCGGCCAGTGGCGGGTACTACTTAATAGCGATGCTTGTAAACAATGAATACAGGCCAACTTGGAGTACATGCTCCGGTTGTCCTGCCTGCTAGGAGATTAAAAATGGGAAGATCAGGTGGATGTTGCTTACCAGCTAACTGCACAGCACCTCCGTGTCCTAGTGGTAGTTGTTGCTACGTAGACACTAGCAAAAGTATTAACTTGGACACTTTCAGTGTTCAGCAAAACTTAGACTATTTCATATGTGAAGACGAAGTTACTGAAAACTGCTGCCTAGCAAAACCCTTTTCGTTATTTAACAAGACGAATACTTGTGGAGATCCTATCCTTTGTGGGGACCAGCCTAGTGTCGCCATGCCGTTTGTAGCCAACACAGATAAGGCTTTTGCGCTCTTAAAGCAAGACGGATCGGTTTTTTGCTGGGGGGATCGCAATGAAGGTGGTAGCACCCCTCCCCTTTTAGTTTATCCACAACTCTCCCATATTGTAAATATATTTGCTAACCCCGTTGCTTTCGTCGGTCTTAAAAAAGACTCCTCTGCTGTTGCTTGGGGACATGAAACAAAAGGTGGCTCGCCTAGTATTGAGTTGGTAGACATAAAACATGTCGTTGGTTCTGCTGGAGCTTTTGCTGCCATAAAGACGGACGGAACAGTGATTGCGTGGGGTGAAGCAGAATACGGAGGGTCTATTCCCTCTTCTATATCAAGCCTGCTAGTAAACATAATAGATATAACGTCTACAGACAAATACTTTGCCGCCAGAGACGAAGACGGCACGGTTTTTATATGGGGAAACGGAGAGAAAGCTTATGATAGGCGAGACGTAAACAAGAGCGGCTCTGTAACAACTCTAGACTCACTTCAAGTACTTAATCATCTACAAAGAAACGATCCATATAGCTCACTCTACGATGTTAACAGAAGCGGAAGCGTTACATCTTTGGATTCTCTAGAGATCGCAAACTATTTAGCCCTAGAGTCGCCTATATATGACTCTGGTTTTACTAACATAAACAAAGTATATGCCAACAAAAACGCTTTTGCTTTCCTAGATAAGAATGGAAATGTTTACGTTTGGGGAGACGAAGACAAAGGTGGAGACACTAAGACCAAACATCCAGAACTAACTAATGTCAAGCAGATATATAATACGGACGAAGCTTTCTTAGCTCTTAGAAAAGATGGAAAGATAGTTGTTTGGGGGGAGATAGATACTACGGCAGGCCCAACCTCAGATTTTTATGACGAAGTTTTAGATGTATATCCATCTAAATATGCCTTTGGATTATCTTACCTAAAGGCCAATCAAAATTCATACATAATTAATGGGCAGGTTTTCATAGACACTACCTCTTGGGTAATCACACAGTACTTTTCTGTGATAGGTTCTATTGTTAGAGGTAAGCCAAACTTAGCAGAGAATGTTTCAAATGTTTCTGGCCCCTTTTCTCTGGGTGACTCGTCTGGACCTCAAGATAAGTTCAACTTTAAATATCAAAAAGTATACTCACTCCTTCCTCTTTTATCCGATCAATTTCAAGCTGCTAAGATTAAAAAAGACTTTTACGCTAGTAATTATGCGTTTCACTTTAATTACAATGCTGGCTTAACCTTGGTTGGGAATAGCCCAGATGACAAACATGATTCTCACACACTAAAGTACACAGGCAAGTCGGGTAGTATAGACAGTGATAACTATAAACTAGTCAGAAACCCCGCTGTTTCTAGTGTTAGGATTAAAAATGCAAAAAACTATGCTTTTACAGATAGGGCTACAGCTTTCTTGGTTACAGGTGACACTGGCGGTCAGAAGCAAGGAAGATTTAGGGAAGGTCTTTTTTATTCCCCTGACTATGTAGTAAGCATAGGTAACACTGGGTACGGCGGACTGGGAAGCTCTTTCCTTACTTGGGGTAACTACGGAAACTCAGTTAAAAACAAAGGGCAGTTTGTTGGAATCTTTAGTAATAAATATGCATTTTGCGCAATTAGATTCATAAATAGAGACGAAAATACGGGGCTACCAGTTGATCCCACTTTTGAAATAGTTAATTGGGGCTGGGACGTTTACGGAGGTAGAGAGGTTTATACAAGTCAAATCCCTAACGCTTTTTCCAGCACCTCAGACTTAAAAGTTACTTACCAAGGATGCCACCCAAGCTTTTGTGATCAGGATATTACATGAAAAAACTATCAATAGGAATAGCGCACCACAATGATTTTAGCGGCGCGTGGTTTACAATTCAGGATATAAGAAAAGAACTAATATTTAACGGAAGGAAAGATCTTTTAGATCAAATAGAGTTTGTTGTTGTAGAAAATGATACCGAATCTGAACACGCAAAATCATTAAAAGATTTCTGCGTTAAGAATTTAGCAAAAGATAAATCTCTATCATACAATATATGTAGAACAGAAGGAACGGCTGTATCTAGAAACGCGATTATTGAAAACGCAAACGGTGATTTTGTTTTAGTTTTAGACTGCCATGTTTTACTTTGTCCAGCCTTGGCGACTATAGAAAAACTAATAAGCTTCATAGAAAGCAACCCCAGCGATGACAATATTTATTGTGGCCCCCTTGTTGGCGACGACGGATACTCCATATACACACACTTTACAAACGAGTGGTCTGGAAGCAACCTAGGAAAATGGGCCTTAGCTTGGCAGTGCGAGTGTGAAAAATATTACTTTGAACTTGACGAGAACGAGCAAGTAAAAGATTTGGTTACAGGAGAAATACAAAAAAACTGCCCACACTGCGATACAGAAAACTCAAGAGAAAGTAAATGTAAACCCTGTGGTCATGTAGAAACTCCTCCATTTGAGATTGGGTCTCAAGGCTTGGGGTGCTTTCTTGTCAGAAAAGACTCTTGGCTTGGGTTTAATGAACACGCGAGAGGGTTTGGAGGAGAAGAGTACTACATACATGAAAAATACAGAAAAAACAACAGAAAAGCAATGTGCCTTCCTTTCATGAGATGGATGCACAGGTTTGATAGGCCAAGCGGGATAGAGTACGATCTTGTATTAGAACATATCGTTAGAAACTACATATTAGAATTCATAGAGTTAAAAATAGACCCCTCTCCTATATACACTCACTTCGTTGTCGAAAATAATTTTGACGAAATAGTGTATAATAGTTTTGTAAGAGAAGCAAAATATCTATACAACAGGGAATAGAAATGTCACTTATAATAGCAGATAGAGTTAAAGAAACTACCACGACTCAGGGTACTGGAACAATTACCCTGAGCGGATCTACGTTTGGTGGTTTTCAGTCGTTTTCTAGCGCTATTGGCGAAGGCAACACTACATACTATTGTATTCAAAACGAGAGTAATTTTGAAATTGGTGTTGGCACTTATTCGTCTAGCACTCTTAGTAGAGATACTGTTTTTTCAAGTTCCAATTCAGACAATAGAATATCTATCGTGGGAGCAGCAGTTGTATTCTGTGTCGTACCCTCTGAAAAACTTTTATATAAAGATACGTCGGGAGGTTTTTCTATAACAGGAAGTTTATCTTTAGACGACCTGAGCGTAGATTACATTCTTGCGAACAGTGGTGATTTCAACGGTCCACTCTACTCTGACAGTTTTTCGTCGTTAGATATTTCCGCTGGCAACATAACTTCTAGCGGATCATTAAACTCTAGCGGTTTACTCACTTTAAGGAGAGAGTCCGCAGGTAATTTTTTCCATGCTTACATTGACGACTTAACCGACAGAACAATATCATTACATTCGGACGGAATCTCTCCCGTCTGGAAGTTGGGGTTAAAAAATTCTCCTTCAAGCGAAACGGTTGCTCCCAGCTATGGATACGTTTCTGCTGGCGATAGCTACTTAGCTCTCGTTGGAAGCGAGGACAACAAGATAACGTTGTCTAACACAGCCCCTTTCTGCGTGACCCATCAGGGTATAAATGTAATAAATGCCCACTACATGACAGGCGTTCATTTAAATTCTATAAGTAGTTCTTATCCGGCCCTTGTGGTAAATGGTGGAGCAGTTTTATCTGCAAATATACAAGAGTGGGATTCTTATGGAGGAACAACACTTTCGGCTGTTGATAGTGACGGTAATTTTGGAATAGGGAACGATAACCCCTCTTATCAACTAGATGTAACAGGTACGGGTAGCTTTAGTCAGGGCATAAGGTTCGGAGATGGTACACTACAAACAAGCGCTGCTCTTTCTTCTACCAGTGGCGCTCTTATAGATCAAAATACACAAAATATAGTCACTAACAGTGGTTACTTTCAATCATATATAGACAGTTTAGACCATAGCGCGACTAGTGTTAGTGGGTGGGCTGAAAGCTATATAGACCAAACAAGTGGTAATTTACAATCGCAGATTTCAAGTACATCTTCTGATTTATCCGCAACATCTGGTTATTTCGAGTCTAGGGTTGATTTAACTGACGAAAACATTGTTTATATATCTGGAATTGCTGTCTTTGCTTCTGGTCACAATTTACAGTCTGTCACAGATAATGGTAGCGTTACTACCAATGCTATAACTGTAAATAATAATATCACGGCTAGTAGTGGTTTATTTGATTCTTTAGAT